TTTCCTTAGACATCTTGAATTCCTCCTTAAATTTTTCTAGGCTCCGGCATTGGACTTCGTTAGCCGGGAAGGCCGGAAACGCCACAGGGCTAATCTCCCAAAGTTCAGCTTCCAGAATTGTCCGCTTGTAAACATCGTCCTGTTTACTCCACTTGTCTTTTGTAACAACCATCCCAAAGGACACACCGTCCACATCGCCACGACTGACACTCTCATAAGCGTCACGGCCTGCCTGTGTGTCCGGCAGGTCCAGTTCAAAGGCCAGCTGTTCCTCATTGGATTCCAGCCGCAGAGTGCCGGCCTTGGTGTTGCCCAGCACCTGGCTTGTGTCATGGCTCCACAGCCCCACCACAGCACGGGTTTTCAGGCTTTCGTCAAAGCACCCGGCAGCCAGTTCCTCCACGAACTTGTCGCCCCACCAGTCGCGCATTTCCACGCTTTGTGTGTTGTACTTGATGGTGCCAGCTATGGTACGCTTGCCGGTGTCGTCTACTTGCCTTACCTCCAGGGTTACCGGCAAAGCTCTAATCTCGCGTTCACTCGCCTTGGCCATCGTTATCACTCCCCAATTTTCCCATGTTAAGCGGCATGTACAGGTCGTCGCCGCCTTCAACAGCCGGCAGGTTCTCCAGTTTTCTTATCTCGTTCACACTCATAAAACCGGCTGCCAGGGCTACCCGATAAGCGTCAAAGCGGCTTTTAAGGTCAGTTCTGAGCAGGTCCCCGGTAGTAAACTCCACATAAAGGCTGCTGTGAGTGATCAGCGCCCGGTTAAGGGCCTGCTCTATCCTGGTCAGCCAGGGTCTTAGGCTATGGGTCAGAAATTCCAGGTTCTGTGCTTCCTGGCTGCTGTAGCTAGCTTTTTCTAGGTGCCCTATAAGTGCCGGTGGCACCCCAAATATGCGGGCTATGTCTAAAACACTTACCTGCCTTGATTCCAGCCACTGGCTGTCCTTGTTGGATAAGGCCACGGGCTGAAAAGTCATTCCTTCCTCCAGGACGGCAACCTTGCCGGCATTATCCGGGCCTGAGTATTTCTCCCGCCAGGACCTTCGAAGGTTTTCTGCTGCTTCTGGACTGAGGGTTCCAGGGTGCTGTAATACTCCAGATAGAGCTGCCCCATTCCTAAAGAAATTCTGCCCGTGTTGGAGCTCAGCAATAGCGCCGCCAATGCTTTCACGGGCAAATGTAATGGGACTAACTCCTTTTATGCCATCCAGGGTCATGCCCAGGATATGCAGCACTTCCCGGGGTTGTAATACCTGCTGGCCTTTAATGGTGTTAATCCGGTAGGTGATGGCCCCTGTTGTTTGGTCCTGTTCAACAGTGACTGCTGCCGGGTTTAACGGCCATAAGGCAGCAGGTTTTCCTCCCTGCCAGTCAATAAAGGCAAAAAAATTACCACTTAAAAGTAAGTGGTTCATGATTAGCTCCTTGAAGGTGAAGGGAGTCTGCAAGGGATTCGGCGCCTGGTGGAGCAGCTTATATACCTGGTTTTCGGTAGCTTCTTCCCGTCCTTTATCAGTCCTTCGAAATACCTTTAACGGCAGGCTGGCTACTGCTCCAGATAATAGGCTTACTGCTCTGAGTACAGCCGGTACACTCAGGGCGGTAGTAGGTGTTACATGCACCCCGGAGCTGGTCAGCGGACCTAATATATCTATCCAGCCCTCAGGGTCCCGCTGGGTGAAATCCCGCTTTTCTTTTGGCTTGAATAGCCTTTGTAGTATGCTCAAATCGTAATTAATCCCCTTTCCTTGTAGACTGACTTCTTCTCCCGCAGCATAGCCCGGGATATTGCAAGTATTAAGGCTACAGCTCCATCTATCCGATCCTTTGACCGGGCTTTGCTGGGCTTAATGTTTCCAGCTGCATCCTGTTCCAGGGTTACATTCCCGATATTCCAAGTTAGGACCGGGTGGCCCCCATGATTTAGCCTGCCAGACAGTACCCACTCCTCCAGGGTCTTACTTGGAGCTGATAGGCTGGCATAGCCCATGCCGGTGCTTACCATAGTGGCTCCTTCTTCCCCCAGCTCCACAGCCAGTTGGAAAGCGTTCCAGCGGTCAAAGGCGATTTCCTTAATCCGGTACATGCTGGCCAGCTTCTGAATGTCCTTTTTGATGATCCGCTGGTCCAGAACATCACCAGGAAGCAGCTTTATTTTCCCGGCTCTTGCCCAGGCTCGGTAGTCTACATTATCCCGCCGTTCTGCGGTAGCTCTGGCTTCTGGCAGCCAGAAGTAAGGTAATACCGTATAATTAGGCGGGTCATTGTCATCCGGGAACACTAACACAAAAGCGGCCAGGTCGGTGGTGGCTGACAGATCCAGCCCGCCATAACACTCTCTGCCCTTTAGTTCTTCCGGCACCACCAGTTGGCCGCAAGCTGCCCAGCGATCAGCCGGGATCCAGGCTGTTTCACTCTGGGTCCACTGGTTCAAGTAAAGCCGCCGGAAGGAATTCTCTAAGGCTGGTGATTCTTTGGCCCGGTCAGCCAGAGCTTTAATGTCCTCTAATGACCGGAATTCCCCCAGGGCAGGATTCGCCTTTTTCCAGGTCTCAGGACTTAACCAGTCATCGTTCGGATCTGCTTCATAGAGCCAGGGGAGGAAAGAATCATCTTTAACCTTACCTTCCTGCACCTTCTTGGCATGTTCGTAAACCTCATAAAAAAGGCTGGCCCGATCATAACCGGCCGTAGATATACAAAGCAGCAGCGGCTCCTCCCGGGTTCCAAAACCGGTCTGCAGTGCTTCCCATAGCTCCCGTCCGCGTTTACCTTCCCAAATGTGCAGCTCATCTGCGATTATCGCAGTGGGATTTAATCCGTGTGCCAGGGCGCCATCAGCTGACAAGGCCTTTAATACACTGCCACTGGGCGGATCCATAATCAGCTTCTTGTATTCGATAATTCTTAAGCGCTTGTTTAATGTCGGGCTACTTCTTACGAAGTCCCGGCACTGGTTAAAGCATATACTGGCCTGCTCCCGGCTCCCTGCGGCCAGGTAAACTTCTGCGCCAGGCTTACCATCAGCCAGCAGATGATACAGAGCCAGAGCTGCTGCCAGGCTGGTTTTACCGTTTTTGCGGGGCAGATACAATAAAGCCTGCCGGTACTGTCTAGTTCCGTCAGGCTTAAGTGTCCCGTATAAAGTCCTTATAAAATCCTCTTGCCAGGGCATCAACTGGAAGGGTAATCCCGCCCAGGGTGCTTTACTATGTTTAAGCAGCGATATGAATTTTAGCACCCGTTCCGCGCGGTCCATATCGTCCATACCTCCTCCAGTGCTTTTTTGTGAAGATCAAAAGTGCGTTTCCAAGATAGTCCCAGCTTCTCTGCTATTTGCTCAAATGTGTAACCATCAATATAGCGGTAAAGTAGAAGCAATCTCAGCCGGCCATCGTTAACTTGATCGAATAATCTATGTAACTCATGGTATAGATCTATTAAACGGCTTATATCGTCTAACAGACTTTCCTCTAAATCAATCTTAGCTGCTAGCGCGTTCCCAGCCTTATATATGCTGCCGCCTTTAGCTTTCGGTTCGTACCTGGCTGTGATCCGGCTGGCAGCTTCCTGTAATTCCTCAATAGCCTCCAGTTTTCTGTCAATCGTTCTGTCTAATACCGTGTACTGTTTTAAGTAGTCGACCAAATCTTCTCGACACACATCAGCACCAACTCCCGGTTACGTTCCTCTACGTTGATGACTGATTCTATTTCAAAGATCCGGCTGCCGAATATGATCCGGTGTGCCGGTGTTATCTCAATACCTGGTGGCCGCATAGTCACTTTATGACTGATCTGGGCCTGGATGGTTGCAGCGGCAAAGTATTCTTCACCCTTCAATGGTTCAATGGCTGCCCATGCTTCCCCAACCTTAGTCCATTCGTATATTTGATTACCAATAGCATCCTGAGTTTCAATCAGTTCTTGTATTTCCACCTTGTGCCTTAAGGTGCTGGTTCTCATACGCTCACCTTCCTATGGGGCCAGTACAATAGCCTTACTGCCCTTAGGTTCTTTTCTATGAATTCTCCTTCCCGGGATTCGTAAAGTATGGCAGTATGAAGCAGTAACCCCGCCAGGACTGTTCC